GTGAGTATGCAAAAGGGTCTGTAGGTGGCACAAGACAAAACATTAACACTAGAAAAAGCATTGACGGCAATACGCTAGTCTCAATGAGCAAGGAAAATGGGCAACCATTAATAAATACTAAGGATATGTACAATACTTTAAAGGCAACTAAAAATACTCTAAACATTAATGAGTATGGATGGGGTCATAATGAAGGTTTGTACAGAGTTAAAAAAGGTACAGAATTAAGAAATTTTATTGGAGCTTCTAAAGAAATTGAAGCATTGATTGATAAACAGTTTGATTTAGAAATAGATAAAGCTCTTTCAAAATAACCATTTCTTGCATACCAAACAAAATTAGAGGTATTTTATGGCAACTATAGATAAGGAAACTTTAGATGACAAAGACAGAGGATTATTGCTTCTCGTTGCTCTTGGAATATCTTATGACACTCGAATCTTTGGTGAAAGACTTAGACAGGAGATTAACAGACTTGTCAGAAGTGGAGTTAGCCAACAATCAATTGCTAGCATTATTAACTCAGACTTCCAGTCAAATGGAAGAATCTTCGGAGAACTTAAAAATGCAATCAAGCGAGGAGTCGTGGGAGGAATTAATCAAGCTTTCCGCAGAAGTGGAAGGATGGGAAAAGAATTAAAATGGATAGCAGTATCTAAAAACATATGCCCAGACTGCAAAAGCAGGGCTGGTCAAGTAGATAGTTGGGAAGGTTGGGAAGTGAAAGGTATGCCTGGTTCTGGATGGAGCGTGTGTAAGGAATACTGCTACTGTCAACTACTTCCTGCAAGTTTAAACATAGAAGAAATTATAAAAATATGAGTAGATACCAAATAGCTATGTGGTTTTGTAAAGATTGTGCATGGCTTTGGAAAACACTTAGTGCTGATCGTGAAACTGAAGATCAGTGTCCTAGCTGCAATTCTTACAGATCTCAGCGAATTATAAAGCCAAAAGACACTAAAACTCTAGTATAACAAGTTAAAGTTTTGTATATTCTAGTATGTTGTTGCTCAAGGAGAGGACAACTTAATTAACTAGCATATAGGAGTTATTATGAGAATAGCAAAAGTACCCCTTCATTTCAATCGAGATGAATTTTTAACACCCTTTGATAGAATGTTTGATGACATTCTTAGCACACAATTTCCAGAATTTGCACTTCAAAGTGGAATATCCTTTGAAAAAGGCTCTTTTCCAAGAGTAGATGTAGCAGATTACGATGATTCAGTAGTAATTATTGCTGAAATACCATCATTAAAGAAAGATGCCTTAAAAATAGAGGTAGATAAAGGTATTTTAAGTATTAGTGGAGATAAACATCAATTAGATGAAGATAATGTTCGTTATATACGTAAAGAGTTAAAACATTCATCGTTTAGACGATCTTTTAAGTTAGGAGAGGTTTTAGATGCCGATAATATAGTAGCAACTTTTGAAGATGGTGTTTTAAGAGTTGAAATACCTAAGAGTGAGCCAAGTGCTAATAGTAAACGGGTAGTAGACATAGTATAATGTGTATATATATATACTTATATATAGTAACCCGATTATGGGTATAGCTTAAAAATGGAGTTGTTGATATTGTTGAAGTTACAGGCACTAGATATGATTACCTATATCAAAATACAGTATGAGGGGTATAAATACCCTATATCTAAAAACGGGTATAGGTTAAAGGATTTGTTTTTCTTTTTCTATAACAAGATTTTGCCAGGCTTCTTTCTGAGCGGGGGTCTTTCTTCCTTTTGGCAAAAGAGCAATCCCAACAACTCTAGCCCTATCTCTCCACTGTTTGGCCGTTTTTCTTTTTTTATTTTTTATTTCTTCGGCATTAAAAGTCTTAACTTTTACAGCTTCAATAGCTGAAGGCGGTTTTTTAGTGATAGGTTCTATTATTTCATCCTCTTCAACTACGGCAGCTTCTGTGATTTCAGCATTTAAAAACTTTTCAAAGGGGCTTTGGTGGTTAGCTACTTCAACTCTTTTTATTAGTTTACCAGAATGCTCTAATACAAGTCTACCAGCTTGTACATTACCAGCTTCTGCTTCTCTGATCATTGAACTAAGCACTGCGGGCAGTTTAGAACCAAATGATATCATATATCTTTGATAAAAAACTTCTACAAATTCTGGGTCTTTTAACCACTTGTGTATTGTTACTGATGAGACTCCCGATTCATCTGCAACATCTTTTATTCTTGCACTTGGTTGAGACACTAAAAGCTCTACAGCTCTTACTTTAGATGTCTTCCAATGGGTAGGTAAATTTATGCTCATTATCTCTCCGACTTTCTAGTTAATATTACAGACTTTAAGTATACTAAGACAAGAAACAAAGTTTCTTATTTCTGCCGACCTAAATCCACTAATGGCAGAAATCCTACTATACAAGCATAAGTATAGTGGTGGGACATTCTTTTGGGCATTTCACGAGGAGAGGGGTAACTCGCTCTGCTATAAAACAATATACGGGTACGGGGGGTCAATTGCAAGGCCTAAATAAATAAATATGTTTTAGTTGACTTTCTCACATATTATATGTATGAGGCTTGGCATTATACAAATAAAGTAATTAAAGTGCTTGCATATTAAAATAAATCGACTGATCGTACCAAATCCAGGGGATAATCATAAAGCCATATAGATAGCCGCCTTACTATGAGATACGGCCATTTAGGGCTAAATATGGAGGTTTACTCTCTATAGAATTAAATTAGTTTTAATTGGTTGTTGACATTGTCATTCATAGTGTTTAAAATCAATTGTTAATTAAATAAAAAAGGGGTTAAACATGAGTGATAATATATTAATATTTAGTATTTTTCTTGGGTTGTTAGGGTTACTATTACCCTTAATTCATGCGGTTGTTTTTGAATTAATCAAACTATTTAAAAGGGGTTAAACATGACACACACAAATAATAAAATGTTAAAGAAAAATAAAGCTTTTAATCATATTCTAGAAACCATAGAAGACCTAGAAACAATCGAAGACTTGATACTATCTGAAGTTTTCAATACGGGAGATGATGAAAGAATGACACAATTTAGAGAATCATTAAATCATGCTAGAAATTTAATATGGTTTAAATACATAAATAAAAAGGGAGAAAAATAGAATGGATTTTATACACAATCACGCTATTGAAATTTGTATCGTATTTATGATAATAGGGTTACTAGGTGCAATGGGTTGTATTGGTGGCCTAATTATGCTAGATATACAAGGCTATCGAAAGCGTAAAAAGGAGGAGTTGCAAAAAAAAGCTAAGATGGTTTTATGGCTTGCATCCAATACTAATGAATTTGAATACTATGAAGCTTGCGAAAGTTTTGGTTTGTGTCCTAAAACTAGTGTGACGGAATTAATTTTGGGGGTTCATTGTGACTAAATCAGAAGCAAAATTAATTTTAGGTAGTGGACTTTCATGTACTTCAAAAATGCCTTGTTACAGTTTTAATTTGTCCGCATTGGATTGCAAGACGGGGTCAAAATTAGTAGGTTTAAAAGGGTCTGTCTGTGAAGGTTGCTACGCTTTAAGCGGTAATTATCAACGCTATAAATTACCTTTTAAGATGCAACCTAAAACGGAAAAAATAAACAATCTTAAATGGGTTGATGCAATGACAAAATTAATTTTAAATCAAGGGAGTAAAAAAGACTCTAATTATTTTCGTTGGCATGATAGCGGAGACATTCAAAGTGTAGAACATTTGAGAAAAATTGTTTTAGTTTGTTTAAAAACTCCAAAGGTCAAACATTGGATACCAACAAGAGAGTACAGAATAGTAAAAGAATATCTAAATAAATACGGGCAATTCCCTTCGAATTTAGTTCTTAGGCTTTCAGCACATATGATTGACAAAAACGCACCAATGCTAAAATATAAGGGTCAATTTTTGCCAACGTCGACAGTACATAAAAATAAGCCCGCTTTTGGTACAGAATGCGAAAGTTACAAGAATGACAATGAATGTAAGGAATGTCGCTTGTGTTGGAATCCTAAAATAAATAACATATCTTACAAATATCATTAAATAACCCCTACCACAACGAAAGCCCCCTTTTTAGGGGGTTTTTTTGTATCTAGACCCGTTAAAATCGTCCCATATTCAAGATCTGTGGGGCTTTTATGGGTCTAGGCATACCTATGGCAGCCCGCTTGGATTTAAGCCGAATTTGAGCGAATTTAAGCCTTCTGTGATGATTGATTGACGACAGAATATACAAATGAGATTGCGTCTCAATAACAACAAATAACTAGGAATGATTACTACTTAGGAAATTTCTAGATTTATAATTTATATTTATAATTTATAATTTATATTTATAATTTGCTTGACTTCTAGTAAAACACTCCAATTTTATTTTGGACTGATCTTAAAATAATTCTTGACTTTTAGAAAAAACATCGAACCACTTTTTGGTTGGACAAAATCCAGGGAAGTCAAGAACTTTTTTGTAAAATGTAAAAGTTTTTTTCATACTGCGTTTAATATGCCTATTTTAGCGTTTAGAGACATTTTTTAAGTACTCGACATCTAATATTAAAAAAGTTTTTTACGGCCAATGTGGTATGATCTTGGAGCTTGCCCCTCGGAGAAATTGAGCGGTAAATATAGTTATTGCTAGATTTATGAAAATAATTCAAAATATTACTTGACTTTGATTGTTGATATAAATTAATCTTTATCAACTTAAAAAAAGGAAATACAATGAAAACAATAAATGAGTTTAACAGAAATAATCTTGATATAATGAGAGCTTCTATAAATAGTAAATTAGCTGAATTAGAATCTGATTTTAATATTAAGATTAAATTAGGTCGTATTAGTTATAGTGACAGTAATTTTACTTCTAAAGTGGAATGCAATCTTGTCAAAGATGGTCAAGTTATTGAGACTATTGCTACTGATTTTGATAGGTATAAAGATGCTTGGGGATTGCAATTTTCTCTAGGGTATACTTTTTTATCTAATGATACCCGTTATAAAGTTGTTGGTTTAAAACCTAGGAATAGAAAATATCCCATTATCGCTGAAACATCTAGAGGCACAAGGTATAAATTCTCTGAAAATAAAATCAATGATATTTATGAGAGTAGTTTATAATGAAGGTTCTTGATTTATTTGCGGGTTCAAGGTCATTTAGCAATATTGCTGATGGCCTTGGCCACGAGACATTTGCCGTTGATATTAATCCATTTGACGGCATCGATTATGTTACTGATATAATGGATTTTAACCCTAAAAAAGTACCCTTTAAACCCGATTTAATTTGGGCTTCTCCACCTTGTACCACATTTAGCGTTGCTTCAATTGGTCATCATTGGGGTGGTGGTAAGCGTGGGTATATTCCTAAAACTGCTAATGCTTATAGAGGTATGGCATTTGTTAAGAAAACTCTAGAGATTATTGATTTTTATAAACCAAAGTATTGGTACATGGAAAATCCTAGAGGTGTACTTAGGAAATTAGATGTAGTCAAAGACTTACCTAAAAATACTATTTGGTTTTGTACTTATGGAGACGACAGAGCTAAGCCTACAGACATATGGAATAACGATTTAAATTGGATACCTAGACCCGTATGTAAGAATGGTAATAAGGACTGTCATCATGCACCCGCTCCTAGAGGCTCAAGAACGGGTACACAAGGCCGTAAAAACAACTATGAGCGTAGTAAGTTGCCTAATGAATTATGTCTTGAAATACTAGCAAATAAGGAGGTTTAATTGAAATCATATAACAGAAAATATCCTAAGAAACAAAAATGGGTTGCTATTTATATTACTGATTCATGTGACCCTATTGTTTATGGAATTTTTAAATCTGAAAAGTCTGCGAATGAATATGTAAAATATATGTACGAAAATGAATGGACAGAATATGAGCATAATAACGATGCATATTTACAAGTAGAAGAAATTAGGGAGTTGACAATTGTTAAATAAAAGTAAAGTACTAGCTGAATTACAACAGATGCAAATTGGTTTAGCTCATTCAGAGCGAAGGGATATTTATAATTTTCTTTATAGATTTCTTGATGGATGGGATGAAGAGTCAATTAAAATCTTATTAAATCAATACAAAAGGAGATAAAATGAAAATACTAATAGCTTGTGAAGAGAGTCAATCAGTTACAAAAGCATTTAGAAAATTGGGTCACGAGGCATTTTCTTGTGACCTACTAGATGCTAGTGGTGGTCATCCCGAATGGCATATTAAAGGAGATGCTTTAAAGGAGGCTTATAGCGGTAAATATGACATGATGATTGCCCACCCACCATGCACTTATCTAGCAGTAAGTGGTGCTAGGTGGATGTATAATAAAGACGGCTCAGTTAATCAAGAGAGGTTGCAAAATCAAAAAGATGCATTGCAGTTTGTTTATAGCTTAATGGATGCACCTATGGATAAGATTGCTATTGAAAATCCCGTAAGTGTAATTAGCTCTCAAATCAGAAAACCCGAACAAATAATTCAGCCTTGGCAGTTTGGTGATGAAGCTCAAAAGACTACTTGTTTGTGGTTGCATAACTTACCACAATTGAAGCCAACTAAAATTGTTGGTAAGGGCGAGTTTATTGAATGGACAGATAAGAATGGTAGGAAGAAAAAACAAGCCAAGTGGTATCTTGAAGCTCTTTCAAAAGCAAAAACCAATGCAGAACGTAGGACTCTAAGAAGCAAGACTTTCCAAGGGATAGCAGATGCAATGGCACAACAATGGGGTTTATAATGAGAATGAACAGAGAAGATCTGAAAAATCCGTTAACAAAAGTTAAAAAAGGTTGTGCTAATCATAATACGGGTCACAAATGTTCGGGCATAATGATTAATCGACAATTGCAGCAATGGATAAATTCGGAAATGTGCGAGAAGATTTGCCTTATAAAAGAGGGTAAATCATGTGATTATTTTACTAACATAGTTGAACCATCAATAAAGGAGTTATAATGGAGGACTTGGATTATATTAGAAAGCAACCATTTGATATATATGAAAAACTTAAAAAATATCACAAAGCACTTAGTGAGATAGCTAATTGCTCAGAGCAAGGGAATCCAATTTATTTAAAAAAAATAGCAAGAGAGGTATTAGAAGATGGCTAAGATAAAAATAGATAAGAAATCAAAAAGAGTTTATAATATGCTACAGCGATTAGATGTTATAAAATACATAAAAGAAAATGAAACAATTACTCAAGATCAGTGGAAAAATCTTGTCGATGCAATTTACTATGAGGTTTATAATGAAAAAATATAAAAAATTAATAAGAATATTGAAAGCCTATGATATATCTCAATCAAATTATATAGGTGGATTAGAAGATTACGATGATTGGATAGAATTTATTGATAATATTGATAAATCTATTAATAGTAAAAGTTGGCGGTGGTTAACTAAATAGGAGAAAAAATGATAAAAAATGATTATATTGAAAAAGAACAGATATTAAGAAAATGCATCAAGTTTATAAGGTCACTATGGGTACATACTGAAGGAGAAGACTTGGGGCAATACTCAATATTAAAAAAAGAAATGAATATATTATCAGATAAAGTAAATGATATTATAATTGAATTGGATGCTTATGAGCAAAATAAAAACAAATCTTAACCTATCTAAAAGAATAGTCTCTCAATACGAACTAAATACAAGTATTGCTATTATGGATAATATAGGAGACTGTGGATTTTATAGCGTTTTAAGTGATACAATATATCTTAATAAATCTTATAATTCTTATGCTGAGTTTTTATTAACCTTATTACATGAAATTTGTCATGCATTAGATAATAAAAGATTGGGAAAAAAGTTTATTAAGAAGTACAATCAAGCATCTCAAGTAGCTACTTATTATGGTTTAAATGCCCATGATTATAATAAGTGGGAGATCAGAGCAGAAAAATGGGCAAAAAAGGAGTACAACAATGGAAAACTATAGAAGAAAAACAGATGCAAACATCGAATCTTTAAAGTACTATTTTAAAGATAAGGAATGGTTTGATAAGACAACTTATACTAAAGGTAGGCAATTTGATTATTGGAGCAATAAGGCAACTGCAATACCGCCCAAAAGATGTCCTAAATGCAAAAGAGCTTTTCAAATGCTCATTCAGAATGTTGACCATAGGCCTTATACGTATTTATTAAGTGCATTGTTTGTTAATGTTAGATTAGAAAAGGAGATTTGCCATGAATGTAAGTGATAAGTTAATATTGGATTTATGTGGTGGTACGGGTTCTTGGGCTAGACCTTATAAAGAGGCGGGTTATAATGTAAAAACAATAACTATTCCCGAATATGATATTGTAAAATGGCGACAATACCAAGATATCTATGAGCCTATAATGGCAAATGAGGTTTATGGTATCCTGGCCGCTCCGCCTTGTACGATGTTTAGTTATGCTAGAACAAATGCTAAAACTCCTAGGAATTTTCAAGAAGGTATGTACACAATACAAGCTTGCATGGAAATTATTTGGCAATCTCAAATGTGTTTTGAAGCTAGTTATACAAAAAAATCTAGATTAAAATTTTGGAGTTTAGAAAATACGGGTGGTTTTTTAAAGAATTTTCTAGGTAAACCTATTTATACTTTTAATCCGTATGACTTTGGAGATAATTATAAGAAAAAAACTTGCCTTTGGGGATGGTTTAATGAACCTATAAAAAATCCAATTGATTGTGATATGCCTAAGTTTGATCGGTTATCGACAAAAGATATTCATGGAGAATTTTACGGCAAATTAACTAGGACTGAAAGAAGAAGTATTACACCCCAAGGGTTTGCCAATGCATTCTTTGAAGTTAATAAATAGTTTGCGGATAGGTTTATAATTGGTTAATATAGACATATCAAAAAGGAGATTCAATAAAGTTTTTGCGTGGTTTATGTTGAGGGTTGGTTTCCTCCTTTTTTCCAGCCCTCCACGCTTAGCAAAGGAGATTATATGAAAAGTGCTTACATGGGTTTTATACCCGCAAATGTTAGGTATGATAACAGCCTATCTGCTAGAGATAAGGTTATATATTCAGAGATTACAGCAACCATTGATGGCGATAAATGTAAAAAAGGCAATGCCTACTTTGAAAAAATATTTAATATATCAAGTACAACTCTTGGCAATTGTTTAAGAAGTTTAAGAGAAAATGGTTATATTGAAGTTCATATTGAAAAAGCTAAAAACAGTCATAAAGTTTTAAATCGTTATATATACCTACCCTGTACCAATAAACGGGTAGGGGTAGAACAAGAATTAGAAACACCCTCTACCCAAAATGTGATAGGGGTAAATTCTAGATCAGAGGAGGATTTATCAAATAAAGAGCAAAAATCATCTCAAAATCGGGCTACATCTTATAGTAATAAGATAACATATATAAACTCTGATAGGTACACTAAAAATCGGGTAGAGTTATTGCCTGAAATTAATTCTAAGCAAGTAGAATATTTAGATAGCATTGTTAGAAAGTTTTACACAAGAAAAAGAGAACAACTACCAAATGTTATACATTCAGAGTGGCATAAAGATAAGACTCTTATAAATGATTCTATTAATACTCTTTATATGATTATAAAATTAGATGATTATGATGAGAAGTTGGTTAAAAATGTATTAAATTGGGCAATTGATGAAAAGTTTTGGCATTTAAATCTTACATCTTTAAGAGGTCTTAGAAAGAAATCTAATAATGGTCAAAGTAAGTTTACCAATATTTATTTAAAATACAAACAAGGAGAACAATAAAATGGAGACAATATTCGGAATAGTAGTGTTAGCTACATTATGTGGATTATTGGTATTAGTGGCATATTTAAAAACTGAATTAAATATTGCTGAAAATAGAATAGATGATTTGGAGTTTTTGTATGACCTTCGAAAGTAAGGGCATATTTATAAGAGGTACAAGTGGTCAAGAAAAAACAAAATGCCCTGAATGTTCGCCAGGAAGAAAGAAATCTTTTGACCCATGCTTGTCTGTTAATATAGATGAAGGTGTTTGGAATTGCCATCATTGTGGTTGGAAAGGTTCTTTAATGAAATCAAATAAAACATTTACAGCTCCTTTGATCCAAAAACCAAAGCAAGAAGTAATAACAGATTTACCTATTGAAATAGTTAATTGGTTTGTCGATAGAGGTATTTCTGAGGAAACACTAACTGCTGAGAAAATTGGATATAGTAATGGTTGGATACAATTTCCTTTTTATAAAGAAGAAGAAGTTGTCAATATCAAATATCGTAAGGTTGATAAATCATTTAAGCAAGAGAAAAATGCAGAGAAATGTTTTTATAGGTTTGACCACTTACAAGGTATGAAGACAATTATTATAACTGAAGGAGAGATGGATGCTTTATCAATAGTAGAGAGCGGACTAAATAATGTAGTATCTGTTCCAGATGGAGCAACTGCACCAAATTCTAATCCTACAGATAGAAAGTTTAGCTACCTTATATCTGCTGAAGACCATTTTATGAATGCAGATACTGTAATACTATGTACTGATAGCGATGCATCTGGAAAGCATTTAAGAGAAGAGCTTTCTAGGAGGATAGGTAGAGAAAAATGTTTTAGAGTTACCTACCCATTAGATTGCAAAGATATGAATGAGGTTCTAGTAAAGCATGGTCAAGATAGGGTTATGGAAGTTATTGCTAATGCACATCCTTATCCAATTGATGGTGTAGTAACTATAGGAGATGTTACAGAAGAAGCTATTGATTTATTAAATAAGCCTGAACATATGGGGCTATCAACGGGTTGGGTAGATATAGATAGTTTTTATAGAGTAAGCCCTAGTGAAGTAACTGTTATAACGGGTGTACCTAATATGGGTAAATCAGAATGGATGGATGCTTTAATGATAAATATGATACAAGACTATGGTTGGAAGTTTGGGATATTTTCAGCAGAGAACTTTCCTGTTAAGCATCACTTATTAAAATTAGTTGGTAAATTTGCATCTAAGCCTTTTTATGGTGAAGAAAAAATGTCTGAAGAAACTGCAAGAAACTCTATGGCAATACTAGATGACCATATTAAATTTATAGGTACACAAGAAAATTCAGTTACCATAGCTTCAATTATGGAGCAAGCTAGACTGCTTAATTATAGGTTTGGTTTAAATGGATTGGTGGTTGACCCTTGGAATACACTAGAACATAAATTTGGAGATGGGGAAAATGAGACTAATTATGTATCAAGAGTTTTGTCAGAGCTTAGTGCTTTTGCTAAACTTAATGAAATACATATTTGGGTAGTGGCTCATCCTAGAAAAATGGAAAACGACAATAACAGAAGACCCGTAGTGCCATCACCTTACGATATCAGTGGATCAGCTAATTGGTTTAATAAATGTGATAATGCAATCACTATCCATAGACATAGAAGCGATGAGGATGATTATGTGGGTGTTCATGTACATAAAATTAGATTCCAATATAAAAATGGCAAACCTGGAATGGGTAAGTTAAACTATAACGTAAAAACAGGAAAGTATATTTACCATGAAGAAAAACCTAAAGAAAATCTTTTTGGATAGAATTGAAAAGCTACCTAATAACGCTGGCAAAAGCGAAGATTATCACTTAAAAAAAATGTGTAAGAAACTACACGATGAGTTTGATAAAATATGGGTTAGGTATAACAATAACAAGTCTACTTATAATCAATGGGAAAAAGCAATGAATAAGTGGCTAAGTGCGGAGTGCATATGAAAGTAAAAAGATACGTAGTAACACCAGATAAACATTTTCCATTACATGACCAAAAGGCCATTAATGTATTATGTAAGGCAATAGAGATTATACAACCTGATGGTTATATAGACCTCGGAGATGTGGGAGAATTTTCAAGTACTTCCCACTGGCAATGGGCAAAAAAGAAGAGGCCGCCGTTGGAATATCAATTACCATTTGTTCATAAAGATATATTCGATGTTAACCAAGGTATGGATATGATTGATGAATCATTGGATAAGGCAAATGTAAAAATCAAACATTTTGTTGAAGGTAATCACGATGATTGGTTAAATAAATTTGTTGTAGAAAATCCTTATTTAGATGATTTAAGATTTCCTAAAGCAGTAAGACTTAAGGAAAGAGGCTATAGATATCATAAAATAGGCAAGTTACTTAGAATAGGTAAGCTTAATTTTTATCATGGCCATCATTATGCGGGTGTACAGCATACTAGGAATCACTTAATTAGAATGGGTGGTAATGTAATGTATGGACACCACCATGATATTCAGCAGTCTTCAGTGACTCATATTGATGGAGCAAAATCTGCTTGGAGTATTGGATGTTTAAAAGATATGACTGCTGAAGCAAATGCTTGGCTAGGAAATAGAGCAGTTAATTGGGGTCATGCTTTCGCTATAGTTGATTTTTACCATAGTGGATTATTTACAGTTCATATAGTTCAAATTATTGATGGTAAAACATCACTATGGGGAGAGTTAATTAAAGGTTGACAGTCTATAAGTTACATTAGTAGTTTTTAACTAACAAATAAGGAGAATATAATGTATTACAATACAACTAAACAAGATGGTAATGATTTAAAAAGTTACAAATCTAAAGCGTTGTCACAAGAAGCTAAGATATTAAATTATTTTACTGTAAAAGGCAAGGCAACTCCCACTGAAATATGGTCAAGAATGTCAGCAGATGCTTTGCTTACATCAGTTAGAAGGTGTATTACTAACTTAACTAAGTCAGGTCGTTTAATTAAAACTAAAGTAAAGAAGACTAGTATTTATGGTCGTCCAGAGTATGTATGGGAATTTAACTTAGAGGGGAACTTATAATGAAGGAATATGACCGATTTAATACTTATTATGGGACAATTGTGTGGACAAATCCTAATACAATCAAAGATAAAAGCGTTACAATTCATAGGGCTTCACTTCGAGATCTTATAGAGGGAGTAGAGGAACATCTAGAAAAGTATAAGTCTAGAAAAGCTTTTATGGAGTCTTGTGCTGTTCAACATGACTTGAAAGATGGGATATCTGAATGGACAGATATTACAGAAATGGTGCAAAAAGAACTTAACTAACAGGAGTAAGAATGGAAACAACACAACTAAAAATACCAACTAACGGAAGTGCAGTAGTCGAATTAATGTTTGACAATTGTAAGCAAGGTACTAATGATTATGGCAATTGGAATCTTTATGGTTTGAAAAGTGAGGGGCAAGATGTAAGTCTTTTTGCTACTGACTTACTGCATGAAAAGATGAAGTATTATTCTACGGGCGATGTGGTACAGATTAATAAGAATGAAACTGATCAAGGTCGTATTCAGTGGGAGGTTATACCTAAAAATGGTACACCTGCAAGGGATGCATCTAACTCTACTGCAGCTCCAGTTCAATCTGTAGTTAGTGGTAAATCTACTGATAGTAGGACTGCTGATATACATAAGCAAGTATGTTTAAAGCTTGCAGTGCAGAGTATGGGAGATGATTTTGATGTAGAAGAGATTGAATCCAGGATGTATAGCTTATTGAGTGTGTTGCATGGTAGTGAATCAGATGGTCTACCGATCTAGTTGAAGAAACCATTAATAAAGAAGTTAGATAATGCGTGGGCTAAGAAAATTAGAGAATATGGTATGTGTGAAAACTGCCATAAAACAAAACCGCTTAATGCTCACCATTTCTACTCTAGGTCTATTCGTGTTGTGCGTTGGGACTTAAGAAATGGTTTTTGTTTGTGTGTTGGATGTCATGTTTTTTCGTCAAATTTTTCAGCTCATAAAACTCCCGCAGAGTTTGTTGAATGGGCTATTGAAAAGCGTGGCATCCAGTGGTATGAAGATTTAAAAATGAAAAAAAATTCAATGATTAAGTACGTAGATGCTGATTATGATTTAATTTATAATGACATCTGGGGAGTATAGAATTGCCCCTTAATTTTAATAATAAACAGTGGTTTGAAATAAACTGTTTGACTGAAATGAATTGGCGTTCATGGGGCAAAAAAATTAATATAAGGAGTACAATATGATAGAAGTAATGTTAATGTTTGTATTAGGGTTGGTTATTTATAATAGTAAATTGTGGGAAGATGGAATGTGGGAAACCACTAAATCTAAATGGGTATATTGGAGAAGTAAATGAAAGTGCCTGATTTTATAAAGTGGGCAAAGTCAATGCAAAAAGAAGAGAATAGACTTATGCTAGTTAAGGGTGAAGAGTATACTGTCTCTGATGAAGATAAGTTTAAAAACTTTAAAAGCATTGCTGAACGAATGGGGTTAAGTGCAGAGCAAGTTACTATGATATATCTACTTAAACATATGGACTCTATTAGGAATTATATTCATACGGGCAAAGAATCAAGTGAAGAATCTATTATGGGTAGAATACACGATGCTAGAAACTACTTATTATTACTAGGTGGTATCATTGAGGAGCGTAATTCTGTCAAAAAATAAATTTGGATCAATTCAATGGGTCATAGATGCCTTATATAGTGATGTAAAGGAAAAAACCCATAGAAGGCCTAGGGAAACTGACGAAATACGGGCAGATAGAAACTTATCTTGGTGTCCTGGATGCAGTCGTAAATGGAATATGTATGAAGGTCGCTTATGGGCATCTACAGATATAAAATTATGGAAGGAAAAAGTATGTCCAAAATGCGATTCCCCTGCGAAATAAAAAACGGCAAATTAATTATTACAAATAGAGATGAATTTGATAATACTATTAGTAATTATAGTGGTAACTACTATCTTGAACTAACTGAAACGGGAGTAAGATCTTCACAGCAAAATAATTATTATTGGAAGATTGTAGATTTATTAGCAGAAGATTTAGGATACACTAACCAAGAAATGCATCAAGCAATCAAAGACCATTTTAATATAGATAGTACAAAAGTCTTAACTACAAAAGAATTTTCACAGTTTATAGAGCGTATAATTAGATGGGCAGCAATTGATTTAAATGTTGTAATTCCAGATGTTAAAACTCTTCTTCAATCTTCATAGAAACATCAAATACATCAGGTGCTACTTGAGTCATATTTAAACTATTTTGAGCAAATCTAGCAAATAAATAATCAGAATAATCACTACTTGTTTTATCTTGAGTAAATATAAAAGGAGTATGGTTGCCATTTGTTTTATTCCATAGGTCTTCAATTATACCTTCATCACTAGGTTGAAATTCGTTATAATTATCAGGCATTATATCTGTTGAATTTAGATAGCTAAACTTCATATCATATGACATTCTACCTCCATAAGCACCAAATGCATTATAATAAGTGTGAAAAGGGCTTTTATTAGAATCGCTTATATTTTTTCTGCCATAATTAGACATTGTAGAATATCTTTGCCCACCTAAAGATTCTTGAATATTAACGCTATCAAAAGCTATTGTTCTTTTTACATTTAAATCAGGGCTATGTGGCATATCATGGTATTGACCTAACAATATACATCCTATTTTTAAATTAGTAGTTGGATTAAATAAAGCACCCGCACCACTATCATCTCCATTTGTTGTACCTTCAAATTGGATACCCCAAAACCTATCTTGGACTCCTGTAAAACTTATAATTGTATGACCAGCTCCCCAACTGTCAGTTAAATCTGGGCCAATTAAATGATCTGCTGGGTCACTTGTTACTCCACCTACAACATTAGATATAGCTTGTTTGTTTGAAGCTCCCGCATGATTAACGGCTATAATCTCAGCTTTATCTGTAGCGTGGTCATCACTACTTACTCTAATTTTTGCATCAGCACCTACCATATTATGATTTAATATTGCTATAAAATCTACTTTAAAAGAAGTGCTTTTTAAATCAATCCATAGTTTTAAATGACCATCAGTATTGCCTGTTGTATTAAATTCAACTTGATTTAATGGTCGCATATCATATAGTTCATCAACAGTGCTACCACTAGATAAACTTATATCATCAGAGTTACTTGCTTGTATTCCATAATGACCTCCTACAGGGTCACGAGTTTTTAAAAAATTAACGTAGTCTACATAAAATCTTGGTGTTCTTATATTCATATTTGACATTATGATATTACTCCTATTTCTCTAGCTTTAAATTTTATTGATCCAACTGTTCTTGATATTGATGTAATCATAAAAACCATATTAGTAAAAGACTTATCAAACATTTTTACTGGGTACATATCGGTAAATTGAACAGTGTTACCAACATTAATATCAAAGTATTTTGGGTTTATTAACTCAGATGATATATTTAATCTAACTACCCCATTAATATTGTTATAATAACTATAGAAATCATCGTTAGGATTATTTGATGGGCTTGAAGGTATTTCTGGATATACATAAGCATCAAGTTTTATATCTTTTTTATTTTCTTTTGCATTAATAACATATTCTGCTTTTGAAGAAGGATTGGAGCAGTTCTGTAAAAATAAATATTTAGTGTTGCTTGGGTTTGGATGTTTTTGATAATTAATATCCATTTTAGTTACTATAGAGTTAAAAGAGTCTGGGTTTATATTAATATTTTTTAAATCATATTGAGATAATGTTAAATCTGTTGAAGTATAAGAGTCTTTTATAAATATGTATTCTGGTTGGTTTTGATCGCCTCTTCTAAATCTAAATATAAAACCACCTTCATATTGCAGTTTTTCTAATGTATGTGCTAAACTAGTAGGTTCTAATTGCCAATATCTAATTTTCCAATCTTTTGTATCGTCTAATAATCCATCATTTGCAGCATCACTACCATAACCAATAATTTGGTTTGTATTAGTTGGGTCAGAATCAACATCAAAACCAGCAAATCTATTCATTAAATCTAAATGTGCTTCATGTATTTCTGTAATATTATTACCCGCTAAGCCTACTATATTATGCTGTAATCCATTACCACCTGAATAAAAATACTCTGTTCTTGCTAATTGTTCATGGTCATCTTGAACATCATCATCATTAGAAAAAGCAGGCAGTTCAACTACATGGTAAAGTTGTAAAGAGTGTATTTTACATTTAAAATCTTCTTGGTTATATCCACTTAATCCAGTTCCAGATGGAGTTTGTAATTTTAAAAGCAAATTATCTGGGCACATTGCTCCTTGCCTATTATCTATTTTATTCCCTGCTGTTAAGCCTAAAGCTATACCTCCGCTATACGTACTATTAGAGCCTGTTCCACCTCTTATAACAGTATCATAAAACCTTGCATAATTTCCAAAAGAATTATAATCTATTAAATCATCATTACTAGAATCAAATTGATTTGAAAAAGCATCCCAATTTATTTGCTGTTCAGTTCCTAAACTCCCATCAGTAGCTTCCACAGATATTCTAGCTAAATAATAATATACATACTCTAATGTAAATCTTTTTTTAGGTGTTTGTACCATTAAATAATATGTATCTAAAGTACTAACATCAAAAGATTTTGATGCAAACACTGTATCATCTAATACATTATTAGGTTTCCATTTAAACATATTTTCTTGATTATCAAAGTAAGTTACACTTCCTCCGTATTCAGGGTCAGTAACTTCTGTAGTAATATAACCAGCAAAAGCACTATTTTTCCAATCACCACTATTATCTTTTGCTCTAATTCTTGAACTTAAAATATTTAAACCACTATCATCTAATGTAGTGCTTGTTCCAGAATCAACTCTGTTAGAAGTATCTGTAAATATTTGACTATGTAACCTTAACGGAGTAAACTGTGCATTAAAACCATCTACATGATTATGAATAAATGAATTATCACTTGCTACATACGCTCTAGGCATTAAAGTCCATATAAAATTACTAGATATTTGTAAAACTGGAACAGGGAAAACAGTTCCCATAACTCCATATGCTTGATTACTGCTATTAGTATCAGCACCTCCAGTAAAATCTCCATAAACAACAGGCTCATATATGTTATGTAAAGGATGTTTTACTTGAGGAGATGAAATATTATCCCAAGGATTAAATGATTTTAATGATATAGATATAGAATTTCCACTTGTAGAAATATCAGATGTTCTAAAACATCCAATTAAAGTTGGAGTACCATCATTTATTTGAGAATATACTTTTACACTATAATTTAAATACACATTTGTACCAAATAATTCTTCAGATATTAATTTATTTTTATATTTAAAATCTGGAATATCAATATTAATGTTAGACCGACTACTTTTAGAGGTTGATAAGTCAATTGATTCTCTTATTGAGGGCTGATTAGTAACAACACCATGATAGTAATTACTATTGTATACTGTATCTTGAAAAGAAAGATGTAACTCTGAGTTTTCATAAGAAGCCCCATAAATTTTACCACTTTGATTATTTATAAAATCAGTTGCTCTTTTATTATTGTTAAATTTATAATAAGCTACTAAATCATCTAGTCTTACTTCAGTAAAATTTATATAATTACCGCTATTATATAAAGAATTAACATTAGCTTGATTTAAAAATACATTATAAACTGCTAAGTTTTTTAATTTAAACCTACCATATGCATCAGTGCCAACTACTTCTCTACCGATATAGGCAACTCCATTAGGGCTATAGCTTGGAGCATTATCATCAGAAGTCCCAGAATTAGTTACATTGCCACTAGCATCTCCATTAATCCAAATTTTACAATTAGAATTTCTATCTACTATGGAAGACTCAAAATTAGTTCCAATAACTACAAAATACCATTTATTTGCCTCAAGTGCAGTACCACTAGTCATAGTTTCCCTGTTAGATTCTCCAGCTCCAGCAGCATCACCCCAAGTGATTGCTATTTTATTATCAGATCCTTTAGCAATTAAAATACCTGAATAATTAGAATCTTGCGAGTTATTATAGAATATATCTTCTTGCGTACCTAAAACTGGAAAATTAATCCAAAAAGCTATTGAGCCATTACTTGATACGCTAATAGGAGAAGTACTTGTCGTACCCCCTAAATCAATATAATCATTAACCCCATCAAAATTAAGGTATGAATCTTGATTATAAAAATCAAATAACCAATTTTCTTTTATATTTGATCCAACTGACATTAAGCTAATCCTTGATTAACGCTTTTATTAATTTCTGGTATTAAAATATCTCTTACAAACCCTCTTGTTCCAATTATATGACCTCTTATATTTACAGTAACGTTACTACTACCAGTGGCATTCATTTGTGCTAAATTTTCTAAACCTATTGATTGTACAGCATTTCTAGACATTACAAACTCTCCTTTTTCAGCTTCAATTAATGTACCACCTTGAGAATGCCTATTACCGCCTACTTCACCACCCTTTTCAAACTTTTGAGCAGCGGTAAAAGCAGCAACAGCGGCTGTAACCCCTAACACATATGGAGCTCCTTTTGCTAAAGTTTTGGCTAAAGCTCCTGGGCCATAATAAGTAGCAATCTTAGCACCATCTTTCATTGCTTCAGACCCTGTTTTTTTGTTTTGAGCTTTTTGTAAAGCGTGTTCAATTAAAAAAGATTTAATTTGCTCTTTAATCATTTCTCCAAGAAATCTAATAGTAGACTCTAAAATAGCTCTTTTAATTGCTTTTTCAGCATCTAAAAAATTTGCATCTTTATCTAACATACTATCTACAAAAGCATCATAAGAAGACATTGTTGCTTGATAAATTAAATTCTTTTCTTCTAAATGTTGTTGAGATAACTCTGATTGCTGACCTTGAAACCATTTTTCTAATGCAATTTCATTTTCTTTACCAGTTAAAAGTTTTGCAAATTTATCTTTTTCTAGTTGTAGTTGTTGTAATTGAAAATTTAAATCGTCTCCAAATACTTTTTGCCTAGCACTATTAATCCTATCTTGATGTTGTTTATTTAATGCCTCTATTTTATCATTGCTTTTTTTCTTTATTTCTTCTTTTTTACCTGCTAACCATACATCAATTTGAGCTTGTTGCTCTGCACCATCTAATAAACTTTTAAAATATATTGCTTGATCATCTAATGTCTTAAATTGATGGTGTTGATTATTTTTAAAAATAGTATCTAAAGCATTTTTTCGTTCTTTAATTAACTTTTCTTCATCTCTTACTTGTTTAGCTTTTGCTTTAATTTCATCTTTAATATTTTTAATATCTTGTTTATCGGCTTCTTTTTTGTCCTTTTTTTCTTTTTCTAACGCCGCTATAATTTGAAATTCTTTTTCAAGCATATCAATAAGTTTTGGGTGATTTTTTACAAATTCTTTATCAAGTTTTAATTTTGCTATTTCAAAATCACTTACACCCATTAAAGCTGCTTTTTTTAATATTAAAGATTTTATTTCACTACCTATTCCTTTAACATTATTTTCTAATTGTTCTTTATTTCTTTTTTGTGCTTCCGTTAAGATATCAGTTGTTACAGCTAATGCATCAGATTCTTTTTCAAGTAATGCAATTTCTTCTTTTAAATTATCGGCATGATCTGTTAAGTCTTCAAACTCTTGATTTGTTTCTCCCATGTGCAACTTTGCCATTAATGCAACTATAAGACCTATTGCAGCTGATATTCCACCAGTTGCTAAAGCAGTTGAGAATGCAAGTTTCATCATTGCAATATTTACACCTAAAACAGCTATTTTATAAGCACCGAATGAACCAGCTATACCTATAACAGCACTTGTCATATTTTTCATGTCATTAACATCAATTGACTTTGCTAACTTGCTTACAGCTATAGCCGCTTCTTCTGCTTTTGGAGTAAAAAAGTCACCAATTTCTGCGGTAAGATTAGCTATATCTGCTGACATTTCTTGAAAATTATGTCTAGCTGTTCTAACTTCTGGTGGTAATTTAGAAATTTTATCTTTAGCAGCTTCCATCGTAGCATTTAAAAATGCTTGTTTTCTTTCCATAACTGTTAAATCATCAACATTTTTCTTTAATGTTTCAGCATATACTTTATAAGCCTCGTCAGATTTAACAATAATACCAATATTATCTAACATCATTCGAGACTGTCGTCCAATACCAGTTACTAGTGATTCAATAGAAGACCTAGTATCCCTACCTAAAGCATCACCAAGTCTCTGAGCCATATCAAACATTTCAGCCATTTCATCAGAGTTTTTTGTTACTCCTAATATCATAGCATTGTTTGCTTGTTGAAATAAATCCATTTTAGAAACAGTACCATCAGTTGCTTTAGTAAGCTTATCTATAGCTACAGTTGCTTTTCTACCCCCACCACTTAAAGTATTAAAAGCTGTTTCCATAGCATTGACTTTAGATGCTTCATTAACAAAATGACCTATTTTTCTGATACCTAAACCCATTGCAAAGTTAAATAAAAGTAGTTTAGATCTTAGTACAGCAAATGTTCCACCTAATATTCTAGTTCCTGTACCAGCAGTATTTAGTGCATTACCAAATCTATCTGTGCTATTTTTTGCATTTTTAAGGGATTCATTATATTTTTTAATTTCAACAATGTGAGCAGAGGTTTGCAATCTTAACAAAGCCATTGCATTTTTATTACCTTTTAATGCATTGGTTAATGTTTCAGTAGATACTCTTGCGTTTTCAAAGTTAGAATCTAATTTAGAAACAGATAGTCTAAGTTTTTGTATTGCAATATAATTTTTATTTAATTGTTGAAATTGTTTGGCTTTAGAATTTGTTGATTTTTTTTCTGTATTATGTAGTTTATCTTGAGTATTAGTTAATTGTTTTGATATGTTGTCAAGTTTTTTAAGCTGATTAACTAAACCTTTGTCTTCAGCTCTAAATTCAATTGTTACTTGTTTATTTGCCATGCTTAGTTGCCTCTATTTTTTTACGAGCAATGCTATTCTTAATAAGAAAGCTTTTTTCTACCCACTTTGATGGTTGCTCTCCATACGTTCCTTTATACGGGGATATACTAAATTGCTTTGAATAAATGTACCTAGATATGTCTTTTTGAGCTTGCGTGTCAAATAAAACATTAGGACAAGCAAAAAAGGGTAACTGCTTAACTACAGAATCTGCTAAGTTAAAACTATTACCCTTATTGTTTTCTTCTTTAACTTCTTGTATTAAAAGCTCTATAACAGCATTAATGTCATCTTTTGATGTAAAGGTTCGAGTCTCATATTTTCCATCGATTGCGATAGGAATTTGAGCCTTATACGGGTATGTATGATACATACAGCCCCCACAATAATCTGTTACTTGAAGATTGTACTCTAGTGTGAGGGTTTCTATTCCCCCAAGCGTTGATATTCTTGCACAGCAACTGATATCTCATTTTTTTCATCATCTGTTAAAGACTTAATGAATTTATCATCTGCTCCATCAACACCCTTACGAATCCATGCTGTTCTAGCTTTTGCTAAGTTTTTAATAGTAACTAGTTCATTATTATCGTATTTCATTTCAGGCACATCATTGCAGAAATCTATATCGTCTACTGACATTTCTATAATCTTAACTTTTTTATCAGTAGATAGCTTAATTTCTTTCATTATGCTTTATCCACAGTTAATACAGACTCTGTATCAGTATGAGCTAATGCTTTCATTTCAACATCTAACATCATAGCATCACCTTCGTTATATGCTACATTAGTTAAAGCTGATCTAGCTATAGCTAAAGAATAATTGCTTGCAGCAGTTTGAGTAACTGTAAAAGAACCAGCTGCATCAACAGTTCCAGCGTGAAAATTACCTAGTATTCCCCTACTAACTGAATCTAGTTTAATTGTAGATGATGCAGTTACTGATGTTTCTGCACCTCTTGCAAATGCTTCAAAACCAACACTAGACACCCCTGTATATATAACTGGACTATCGATTGTTACATTAAAACTTTGCATAATAGCTGTTATACTATTTACTGTTTTAACACTTGCAGTAGATAATGATATTGGTGTAGCTACAAAGCTATCAGCTTCCCCAGGTGCTTGTGCATTTTCTAATAAAGGAACTAATCCTGTTGTAATAGTTGCTTCAAATTTATACATTCCACCATCTCCCATATCAGCAGATATTGCAAAATTACTACATAGGCAACCTCTTAATATAATATTGTAACCACCTGCTTGGTCTGGAGATGCAAGTACAGTAGTAAATGTTGCATTATCTACAGATGATGTTCCATATGTTCCAGATGATCCAGTATGATTGTAAACAATTGCTAAGGGGTCTGCTGTACTTCCCATAATATTTTCAAGAAGTAAATTATGGCCAGGTGAATTAGATAAAGTTCCAGATACAGATATTTCTGTTACAGAATTTTTATTATCATGGAAAAAATCAACTGCTTTAGCTACTCTACCAGCTCCAGCTCTTACTTCTGATACTTGATTAGCATTAAATGATGGAAAACTTATAGAATCTACATTTAACTTTAATAAATTTGATGTAATTGCAGGGGCTGTAACATTTTGCCCGCTTACAACATTTCCATTTACAGCAGTACTAGCACCCTCTAATATTACATGGGCTTTAAAATCTTTTGGTGAAAAAACTGACATTATTTAGCTCCTTTTACTTTTGATGTTTCTAATTGATCTTTACAGCGTTCTGGCATTGAACTAACTTCAATTTCTTTCCCCTGGTTTAATGAAGTCCATTGCTCCATTGTTAAGCCTTGATAGCTATTGTTTGATGAGAGTTTCTCACCACTTTTTAATTTAACTTTCATATCTTATTCCTTATTACTTTATGATACGTTGCCTAAAAATTTACCTCTCCATTCCCATCTCATAACATTTAATCCTTCAATTAATGCTTCATCGTCTTCTATCTCATTAATACGACAAGATGTTAGTCTGCCGTCAAAGAAAGTATTGCTCTGATTCTGAAAGAATAGACCTTCTATGTGTGATACTTGCCGAAGTATATGCTCCCAAGTATCTCGTTTAATTGTTTTTTCTTTAAAAGTATACGATACATCTAAAATATACTCCCTCATTTCTCCTGCAGCTAATCTATCAATTAAATCACTACCTATAGGGTTAAGCCTTATAGACTGATTCCCCATATCTTTAAAGTCTCCTGTATAAACAGGAATACTACCAGCAAATTCAGCATTTAAGAATGTCCTGATAGTGTCTAATATTTTGTCGTCCCATATATTAACAAATGTTATCATCTACGAGTCATTCGCATAGAAAAAGGCATACCAGTATCTGTTGTTTCATACTTACCTGATACTTCTATCTCC